ACTGCTGTACTACCAATATCTAAAGCATTAAGCTCGCCTACAACGGCAGTAATACCATCTAGGACATTTAGCTCTGAAGCTGTTGATGTTAATGCAACATTTTCATTAATTTTAGGAGAGGTTAAAGTTTTATTAGTTAGTGTGTCTTCGGATACAAGAGACACTAAAGTTGAGTTAGCACCTGCAGGTAGCATTAGAGTATTAGTTACACTTGCGGAGTGAGGTTGACCAAATACTTTTTGACCGTGACTATTACTTTCGCAATTAAATACAACAGCACCCGAATTAGTATTACCTCGTACAACAACAGTACCTGTACCATTAGGGGCTAAGTCAAGTGTAGCATTAGAAGTTGTAATAATATCTTTACCATTCATGTCTAGGTTTCCGCCTAGCTGTGGTGTTTCATCTTCAACTACATTAGATAAGTCTCCACTTGAACCTGTACCAGCAATGACAGTACTTCTAGTAATTTTTTTAAGTCCTCCACCAGATGCGTCTATTGCTAAGAAAAGATCACCACTTGCAGCTGTACTAATCTCACTTAGAGAAGACACAGCAGTTGGATTAAAGTTTGTACCGTCAGCAATTAAAAGCATACCTGCAGTATTGGTAGCCATTACAAGATCATCACCACCTATAGTAAGATCGCCAGTAAGTGTAAGATTACGAATACCTGTAGAGTCTTTATTAGCGTCTAGTATAACAGCCTTAGAAGCTACTGCTGTACCTATTGCAGTAGACCCTATGTCTAATGCATTAAGCTCACCTACGACTGCAGTAATACCATCGAGTGTATTTAGTTCCGATGCAGTAGATGTTACTCCATCTAAAATATTAAGTTCTGCTGTTGTAGAAGTAACACCATCTAATATATTAAGTTCTGCTGCTGTACTAGTTACACCGTCTAAGATGTTAAGCTCTGCTGCAGTAGAAGTAACACCATCTAGGATGTTTAACTCAGTCGCAGTAGAAGTGACTCCATCTAAAATGTTAAGTTCTGCTGCGGTAGCTGTTACACCATCTAATATGTTAAGTTCTTCTGCCGTACTTGTAACTGCAGTTCCATTAATAGATAATGCATCAGTTTCTAAAGTACCGTCAACATCTACATTTCCAGAAACATCTAATGAACCTGCATCTAACTCGCCAGTAAGTGTTATGTTACGAAAACCTGTTACGTCTTTGTCTGAGTCTACTACGACAGCTTTAGAAGCGGATACTGTACCAGCAGTAATACTATCAATACTTTCTAAATCATTCTCATTAATATCAGCACTACCTATTACAAAACTACCGCCTGTTATAGCACCAGTTGTAGTTATAGTAGATGAGCCATTGTTTATAGTACCAAAGCCTGACGTTATAGAACCACTATTCAATGCACCTGTAGCGGTAATGTTGGTTGTGGTAACACCATCTACATATGCTTTGATAGACTGTTGACTAGCAATACCAGTAGCTGAGTTACTAGCAAGGTTATCCTCATCAAGAAAAGCTTTGCCGTCTAGTATGTTTAACTCAGCGGCAGTAGATGTAACTCCATCAAGAATATTTAACTCAGCCGCAGTAGATGTAACTCCATCTAAAATGTTTAATTCAGCAGTTGTACTAGTTACTCCATCTAAAAGATTAAGTTCAGTAAAAGTGCTTGTAACGCCATCTAGGATGTTAATTTCAGATGCAGTAGAAGTAACACCATCAAGGATGTTTAGCTCTGCAGTTGTTACTGTAGCACCATCGAGTATCTCTAGCTCTGCTTCAGATATACCTGCACCACCAATAGTAAGCGTACCACTTACGTTTACGTTACCATTAATATCAATAGTAGTAGCCGCAATTTGTATCTCTGTATCAGCTACAATATCAAGTTGACCATCGGCGGAAGAGTTAATATAAATAGCAGTATCACGAAACTGTATTTTCTCATTAGTAACAATAAGTAAATCATCATTAAACTCAAAGTAATCTTCGTCTTCTTTCCAACTAATTAAACCATCGTTACTACCTGCATTCCACGTCAATGTAATGTCACCAGTGTTTGTACCAAATACAACACCGTCAGTTATTAAACCTGTGATAGGCCCGCCTTCACCTGCTGTACCATCGTGTGTGTGACCTGTACTAGAGGCAAAAGCAGCCAATAGCTGATCGTACTCATTATTAAACAGATCCGAGTCGATAACATCGCCATCAGTAAATGTAGATTGTCTTGTGTATGTAGCACCCATTTAACGTCTTGCTCCTAATTGGTATTCTAGCTGAAACCCTTTTAGTGAATATGGTCTAGATTCACCATTATCATTTATTCTTAATATTGTAGAAAAACCTGAGCCTTCTACTGGTTGTCTTAAGAGAGGCTGTGAAGGCCCCCCAAACACATTTCTTACTGCAGTACTAACAGTACTAAATACAGCTACACCAAATTGAGAAGCTACATCTGTAGAACTAATAGAGTACGCCGCAGGTCTAGCGGAGTCTGAATTTTCATTGTCATATCTTACAAGTAAATCTGCACTAATGGCTGATTCAGGTTTAAAGTTAAGAATAACTCTTTGCATATGTTTACGTATGCCACTATCTCCAAAACTTAAATCAGGACTTCTGTATCGTCCTAATATTGGTGTACCATCTAGGGTATTGCCTTTTTCTTGTCGGTGTACAAATCCTGCAGAGTCTCCGTGTAATACTAATACATCTCCTGCTCTTACAAGTGTATCTGTAACAATAGGTTTAAAGCCTCGTATTTCTGAAAACTCATAGCCCTGTTCTTTTTTAACACATACAACACATCTTGTAATATTATCAGCTTGTCCATCTTTTGTAAAGAAGATTCTGTACTGTGTCTTATCAGCTATAACAACACTTTCAAATAAAGAGGAGTTAATAATATTTGTATCAAAAAGACTTTGAACGTTACGGCTTATTGTACCAAGTTCAGTATCACCAATCTTTGCAGTAGCGGCAACAGTTCTAAGACCATCTGCTGCAAGAAAAATTAAATCTCCTGCAAATTCTTGTATAGTATCACCATTAAGACAACCAATATTTCTAGTAACGGGAACCATTTGAAAATCACTAGAAGTGTTTCCTACCAGTTTAAATATCCTATTCTCACAGAATATAAACAATGAATCACGAAATACTTTTATTCCTGTAATAGTATCGTCTACTCTAATACTACCTGCACCATTACCAGAAGTAAAATCATCTTCATTAAAAGGTGCACTAAATATCAACTCTTCTGCCGTAGTAGACTTACCTGCATAAAACATATGAGATTTAAAAGAGGCAATAAACTTAGAACCTACAACTGCCGTAGTAGTTACATCAGTAGCACTAAAAGAAGCATTAAAAACTACAGGTGCGTTGTCGCCATCAACAAAGATAATCTTTTCGCTACCATCATAATTAAATCTTTCAGTTCTATACTTTACTGCACCTGTTCTTCCTGAGTCTATTTCTGTCCACTCAGGGGAAACTGTTACATTTGCTAAGTGTTTACCTTTTGTACTTTGACTATTACCAGAACGTGTTACACCAGTAAATTCATTTGGTGTTGCTGTTAGGCTAACTCCTGTATAATCAAATGTTTCAGTAACACCAGTACTACCATCTTGAGTTGTAGCTCCAACAAGTGTCAAAGTACCGCTTGTAGGAAAACCAGTAGCATTATCTACTTTAATTATACCAGAACCAGACATTGTATCGGTTTGATTAATAGATATAGCTAATTCAGTAGAAGCTGCACGATAAATCTTTTCACCTCTACAGGCTATAACTTGGTTATTAAAGTTAGCTAATCCTATTACGGTTTCATTTGCATTAGATGTTTGTGGTACAATTACATTAATGTATTTACGAAAACCATTTATTCTTCTGTACCCACCCTCAATGTCAGGCTCAAAGTTTTCTAAAACTAAAGCTTGACCTGGCTCCATCTGAAACGTGGAGCGATTTAAAACTAAACCACCCTCACAGTTAAATGCTACTGGTTGTACTTGAGAACTATCAGGCATTAAATAACACCAGACATAAATCCCC